CGTCACAACCCATATTATATTCGTACAGTGCGTGGCGACAAGAAAGACCCATTGACGATGTTCATGGTGGACAAGGGATTCCCTGTTGAAGACGATCAGATGAACCCTTCGCACACATCAGTGTTCTCGTTTCCTGTCAAGGTAGATAAAGGTGCTGTGTTCCGTCAGGACATGAGTGCTATTGAACAACTGGAGATGTGGTTGGTCTATCAGAAGCACTGGTGTGAACACAAACCATCTGTGACGATCTCTGTGAAAGAGAACGAGTGGATGGAAGTGGGTGCTTGGGTTTATGCTAACTTTGATTACATGTCCGGTGTGTCGTTCTTACCCTTCTCTGAGCATACATATAAACAGGCACCTTATCAAGATTGTGATGAAAGCGAGTACAAAGAGATGTTATCACAGATGCCAAAAGATATTAATTGGGGAGATCTTGCAGAATACGAAGCAAGTGATATGACAATCGGTTCGCAAGAACTGGCATGTGCTGCTGGCAATTGTGAGATCGTCTAGTGGAGGATTTTGACTTTTCGTTAAATTGTCCTTCTTGTGATTCTAAGATAAATATCAGAGTGAGTCAAGAAGACGAACTTCCGATATTTTGCCCCATGTGTGGTGAAGATGTTAATGAGCATTGGAAATCAATGGATACTGATTAAATGGAAAATGCAAATCGTGGATTGCCAACAGTCGGTTCAATCGTATGGTCGTTAAATAATGGACATGATTCCTCATTGAATCAATTCAACATAGAAACGGGGGAGTCTCGTAATGTTGAAATTGAAAAAATTAAAAATGAGAAACATGCTTTTTGGGATCGACATCTCACCGAAGCTCAAACCTATGATCAAGTAGATAAATGGTTAAACGATTTAATTGGATTTCATGGTTGGTCTTTCCCTGATCATTTTGTATCTAAGACCACAGTCAGTAACTCTAGTTCAGCATATTTTGGTAATGGAGTAATATTTCATGTGATGAGGAAATGGTTGTCCATAAATGCAAGAAGGTGGGACATAAAGAAACCCACGGTTGGATATATGGCAACCGCAGGTGAAATACCTCATCACGCTATGCATGCTTTAAGTGCTTACCACTGTTCTCCGTTCAAAAATGCTTTTGCAGTCTCGACTGATGGATTGGGAGACGGTACTTATTATGGGGAATCATGTTTCAAAAACAATCAGTTGGTAGAATACTATGAACCCGCATTAGTTGACCCAACTGCATTTTTTCAGAGCAAAAGAGAAGATTCGTTTTGTGGTTGTGCACAACCCTTTCGGCAAGTAGGTTTTTGTTTGCCGCATCATATTACGCCACATAGAATGATAGCAGAAACTATCGATACCCTAGATTATGCTGGTAAACTGATGGGTCTCAGTTCTATTGTTCAAAATCCCAATAGAAAATTGGTTGAGCATTACAAAAAATTAATCCTTAGCGTTGAGGATTTTGACAAGTGGTGCATAGGTGAACACGGCGATCAGGGTGACTATCATTTACATCCTAATAAAGCTTTGGGTGATGGTAAAGTTATGCATGGCAGAATGGGCAAGCAAAGAAAGCAAATCTTTACACCAGAAGAAGAGTTAGAGCATGCTTCTGCTTTACAGACTGCTACCAATGAAGCAACCCTAGAACACTTCACCAGCAAACATATCAGAGATAAAATTGTTGAACATGATAACAATCTAGTGCTATGTGGTGGCGGTGCTTTAAATGTGGTTGCCAATCAGTATCTTAGAGAAAATACCGATTATAACATTTTTATACCACCAGATCCCGGAGACTCAGGATTGTCCTTTGGTCTTTCTTGCTGGTATGCAATGCAAAGAGGGTGGAAGGGATATGATCCGGACAATAGACCACCCAGAAGGTTTTCTCAGTTGAATTTTATAACCAAAGGAATGGAAAAAAGAGAATCGGAAACCGTCACCATCGAAGAAGTTTCTGATATTTTGAAATCAGGAAAAATTATTGGTCTGATACAAGGGCAAATAGAGAATGGTCCGAGAGCATTGGGCAATCGTTCTATATTGTGTGACCCATCATTTCCGGATATGAGAGATCGTATCAATGCTAAAATTAAAAATAGAGAATGGTACCGTCCTTTTGCTCCGGTGTGCAGACTAGAAGATGCTCCTAAGTTTTTTGAGTCTCGATCATTTGACAACCTAGAACATATGTCATTTACTGTTGATGTTAGACCTGAATACAGAGAAACCTTTCCTTCTATTACTCACGTAGACAACACTGCACGATTGCAGACAGTTACTGAAAAATCAAATCCTTTTCTTTACGATTTGTTGAGCATCGAAAAGAGCGTTTTATTGAATACTTCGTTTAATGTACAGGGGTATCCCATTTTAAACACTTGGGAAGATGCATTAAAAATTCTGGATCACACTGATCTTCATTACGTGCTATATAAAGATGAAGATGGAAAACTAAATTTATACAAGTAAGAATATATTATGATAATTTGGAGCATAACAAATGGTCCTTATTCTAGTGTGAATCAATTTGACGGTGAAAGATGCAGACATGCCACACTGAATGACCTTCGTTCTGATCGCTGGCATAATGATATTCTACAAGACCTTGTCGATAAGAACGGTTGGAGTTACCCGACCCATGTTGTATATAAAGAATATAACAAATCAGACGGAAGATCGTTTTCAATAGATCTCAGTCTAATCGAGATACAAACCTTTTTAGATAAAAACAAATCGTTACGTAGTTTTGAGATCGTAACTTCTAATGAAATCCCTCACCATCTTGCCCTTGCCTTTTCTGCTTTCTACTCACAAATGAGAAAGGATGCTTTTGTAATATCTGCTGGGGAAGAGATTGATTCGTCTCGATTTGCTACTGCAAGTTTTTTGGACAATAAACTAACAGACTACTCGATACCAAGATGGAGAGTATCACCTAATAGTATGACAAAATGGATTGGTCATACATGTAGTAATATTATACTACCAGAACAAGACACTCTGGATTTTTCAATTAATTACATCGACAAAGTTGAAGCACATGCTGCTCAGTACACCTACTCATTAGATAGCGATACACGAGAATGGGTTCAATCCTATGTTCGTAATTATAATAGCATACAAAGAGCACTTCCAGATTATTTAATGTGGAAAAAAAATAATTACAGAGCACAAAGAAATCCAGTTAAAAGTAATGTCAATGTTACTGCTCAACGAAAAGCAATTTATTCAGCAGACCAAGAAAAATTTCATTGTCACACAGTGTCACTCGCAACATCAAAAAATTTTCGTCAGGTGGTCCGACAAGAACACGATGCGATTTGGGAGCATGGTAGACATTTAATTCTAACTGGTTCTCGTGACTACAACCGTAAAATTATAAGAGAGACTTTTCAAGAACTAAGTAACAAACGGTGTCATACTTCGGTTCAAAAAGAGTTTTCTCACTCTGCTGTTACTCACGGCATGGGGTTATGGAAGGCATTACAGTTGGGATGGGAACCTGATCCTAATGCGATATATTCTTTTAGCACTGCTTTGAAATTAGGTATAAGGTTTAAACGTTCATCGGAACAACAAAAACCAAATGTAGACGCAATATGTGAGACAATAAGATCCGGAGGAATAGTACTCGTTCACGACTTATATAATATTAAATTTCTTTGTGATGTTGTGAAAAACCCTGATATCAAATCAAAAATCTATGAACTGTCCGGTATGGAGGATTACGAACAATTAGAGTTCATGCTTGCTTCCGAGAAAATTCCAGACAATATAAAACCTCCCTTCGACATGCAACTGTTACATGATAGTTTAGATTACCCATCACTCAAACATAATGCTCGTGAGATTTTAAAGGAACATCTTATTAGTAATGACGGAAGGACTTACTTATCAACCAGTATTGCGGAAGGTTCTTTACTCCATGCAATAAATAAAGAATACGATGATTTCATTACATGTATTAATGTGAAAACTCCATACCGTATTTTTGATGTTGCCAAAATAAAAGAACTGTTCGAAGATAAAGTGGACATGATATGTCTTCAATGAATAAGGCAGCAGTAATTGTCTGCGGATTAAGCGAAAAGGATCATGATTACTCTAATCTCATTGCTACCTTCCCTCCTGAAAAATATGATATATATTTACAGTCTTGGAACATACACCGTCTGAGTGAAAACCCGCATGATTTTCCTGTGGTTTATAGTCCAATTCCTGATGAATATAACGCATATGTAAAAACACAGTTTTGTCACCCCGACATTCCAGAGATGCAATGGAACCCTGAGTACGAACCAGATGAATGGACATATTGGGGATATACAAAATCCAAAGGTAAATCACAAACAGGTCATTATGGTGTGTATGCATTTGCACAGTCAATTGCTATGGTAGAAGAACATTATAGATCATATGAGGTATATGTAAAAACACGTTATGATTGCGTACATTGGGGAAATTTCCTTCCATATGTTGAGAATGTCCTAGAAAAACCTTGTAACGTACATGGGTTTCAGAATTACTCACCAAGGAGAACACCAAACGACACGCAAATAAGTCTTACTCGTCTTGATGTTATTGATAGATTTAAATCTAAGATCATGAGCGATAAATATTTGTGTGATTTTGTCCTAATTTTTAATAGACGTGCATGGAACATAGAGAAAGTTTTAGACGTGTGCAAAGATCAGAATATAATAGGTGCGGAATTTGGATGGGGTCAATGTCTTGGACATTTATCTTCTATTGATACAATTTTTCACAAATATATTGGCGGAGTGACGTTAAAACGATGGCAACGATAGGAGTATTAGTTACAGGCAATCCAAACACCAAAATGAATAATTTAACAGAGGTTTTGGATAATCATAATATGGTGTTTACAAATACCGGATCTGAACACACCTATGAAATATATCATCAATACTGGAACACAAAGGAGGACACAAATAGGATGCGGCAGTTTCGCAAAACTGCTGACCCACCTTTGAAAGAGTTTGCATATCCTCAACCATGGTTGGCAAATCAATACCTGTTGTTAAATCAAGAGTCAGAGTATTACCCTCGTATATTTACCGAAGAAGCACAGAGAGATGAATACTGGTTAACTGCAAAAAAAGGGGTAAACCATCTTCACACCACCCACAAATTTTTTACTTCAAAAGAACTAAAATTTGATCATGTACATTGGAGATTAATAGGCACCCACAATCTTATTAAAACGTTAGGTGAAATGGGTATAAAACATGACGTGTACGTTGTAATACGTTACGATGCTTTAATTTTAAGTCCTCGACATGTTAGAGAATTAATTGACGAAGTCATAGAAAATCCTAATAAAATTTTTGGAATGTCTTTTCACGGACAAACGTTTCTATTTCCCACTGACAGACGCAAATATTATTGGCGATTAAGAGAAACAGGGAAACGTGCTCAGTTTTGGGGAAACCGTTTGATTAATGGATATCACATACCGGACATATGCATGGTGTTTCATAGAAGTGCTTGGGATGTAAACAAAATACAAGAAGTTATAGATAATAAACAGTTGCTTCCGGGTGAGTTCGGATGGTGGCAATGTTTATATCATTTATCAAGAAAAAAACACAAGATAAATATCAAGAGAATTGATACAAACGGTGTATCATTAATGAGATGGATATACCGTGAAGATTTTCCAACTGACTGGAAAGTTAGACATAAAGAACGTTTAGAAAAAAAATATAAAATATATTTTGATAAATTTAACATGTACATGAGAGGCGAAAATCCATGAATAAGTTGAGAGAGATTGTTGAAACGGGACCCTCTGACGAAGCCAATATAATACTGGTCGAGGGAGATAAAATGGTAGTTGCATGTTTCGACGATAGGGTTTTATCACAAGTTGCTTATTTTGATACCCAATTTGAATATATTTTATCAAGATATATGGAAAAAATTCAAGATGTAGCACCTGATTATACAACACTTTATGAACATCAAGCACCAGAGCAGTCCAAATGGATAGTCAAAGAACTCGTCTCGATGATGCAAGAGTCAAAAAAGTTAGAACATCTTCCCATCGATTATGTTACACAGTACCAACCACCCAGTCAAACTATGCTTGCTGCGTTATTAGCATCAGCAGTATACACCATGCTCGGAAGAAAAGCAAGATTTTTTCCTAAGAAAAACACTCTTATTTTGCACGGTAATATGATGACAGAGAATCTCAAAAGTAAAATTTACGGTGCTGGTGAACAGTTTGAAGTTGTTCATATAGTATGACATGGTCATACGAAGGTAACCCCTTTGAACATGCACCAGATGATAGTTATGGGTTTGTGTATGAAATTGAAGAGGTGTCTACTGGGAAGCGTTATATTGGTAAGAAGTTCTTTTGGAAGAAAAAGATATTGCCTGTCACCAAATCTCGTAAGAGACGCAAGCACACGCTCGTAGAGAGCGATTGGAAAACATATTATGGTTCTAGCGAGTTATTAAAGGAGCAAGTTGCCAGCGGCAAAAGCCTATATAATAGAGTGATATTGAGACTGTGTCGCTCAAAAGGCGAGTGTTCTTACTACGAAGCAAAACTTCAATTTGAAAATGACGTGTTATTAAGAGACGATTATTATAACGAATTCATAGGGTGTAAGATACACAGTAAACATGTTAAGATTTAAACAATTTCTAGACGAAGGGGTCAATGATCCCGCAATTTTCAAAGCAATCTTCCTTGCTGGTGGTCCCGGTAGCGGCAAATCATTTATTGCCGGTAAGACGGGTCTTCCTGCTCTTGGGTACCGTGTTGTCAATTCTGATGACGCATTCGAAGCATCAATGAAGAAAGCAGGTATCGCACTCGATCCCGAAGGCATCTTCTCCGACAAAGGTCAAGAACTACGTGGTCGTGCAAAGACCCTCACTGGTAAGAAACAAGAACTCTATCTCAAAGGTCGATTAGGACTTGTCATTGATGGCACAGGTCGTGATCATGCGAAAGTCGCAAAACAAGCAAAGATGATGAAGAACATGGGTTACGATGTCGCAATGATATTCGTAAACACTGACAAAGACACTGCACTGCAACGCAACCGTGATCGTGAACGTTCACTACCCGACAAAGAAGTAGCAAAGATGTGGGACACCATCCAACAAAACGTAGGTTTATTGCAGAACATCTTCGGCAAAAAGAATTTCCTTGTAGTTGATAACTCTGACGGCAAAGACTACAAGAAAGAAACACTTCGTGCATATAGAGACGCAGTGAAGTTTACTAACAAACCACCTGAATCGAAAGATGCCAGAAAGTGGATTGAAAGTCAAAAGAAAAAGGTTAATATATAAGTTGACAAGTAGGATAAAATGGGTTATCCTATAAACATTGAATAAGAAGTGAGGTATCATGCCTGTAAATACAGTATTGAGTGATGTTTGGGAGGTCTTCGAAACCTTTGAAAAGGCAAACACCCGTAAAGAAAGAGTCAACATCCTAAAAGAACATACCAAGCACTGGGCACTACGAGATGTTCTTCAAGGAACCTTCGATGATCGTGTCGTATGGAATCTTCCCTCTGGTGCAGTCCCATACACACCAGAAGCAGAAGGTGCACCTACCCCATCAACCCTACTCAAACAACATATGAATTTTAAATTCTTTGTTAAAGGTGTTAAATCTAGTGATGACCTTTTAAATGTAAAACGCGAACGTATGTTCGTGGACATACTAGAATCCATTGATCCTCGTGACGCAGAAATCTTAGTTGCGATGATCAATAAAAAACCACCCGCGAAAGGATTAACTAAAAAGATAGTACAGGAGGCAATGCCAGATTTAATCCCAGATTAATAATGTGAACTTCAATCCAAATCGATAACAAGGAGACTTGCCTATGGTAGCAAACCAAATAGAACGACTTAAAAAAGACTCTAGGGAACTTGGACATTATATTCACAAGTTAAATAAAAAAGGTAAAGGAGATGTCGCACATCGAATGCAAAAGAAACGAGCATTTTTAGACGCGGCAATACAGCAAGTCAACAGGGGGTGATCCTATCTATAATGGACTCCTTCATATGAGGGAGTCCGTTTTAGTGACACCAGAAGTTTATATAATTGCTATTGAGAACAACGTAACTTCACAATATTATTTAAATAGGGTGAAACCCTCATGGGAAAAAGGTGGTTTCAAAGTTAACGAGTTTAAAGCATGCACACCAGACACTTTAAACAAAGAGTATTGTGGATTGCACCTTAATTTTGGAAAAAGAGATCAAGCAGGAATAAAAAGAAGAGGTGAGGAGATTACACTAACAGAAAAAGCAGTGTGGTATTCTCATTTAAGTTTATGGAACAAATGTAGGAAAGACAATAAAAACATTATTATAGTAGAGCACGATGCACTGCTAATACATCCCATGAAACTATCATACTTCAACAATTGTAAACCCATCGTTGCATTCGCAACCGCAGGTGTACCAGCATGCGCGAAATACTGCGAATGCACAGATTGCATTCGCACCAAGAAAAGCAGAAATATCACAGCAGGAGGTGCCTATTACCTCACACCTAAAATTGCTCGAATACTCATAAATGAAGCAGTGTCAAATATCATCACACGTAATTCTGATGGATTGATACATACTATTATGAGGAAATACGGACAAGTTAAAGGTGATCATTACAGATCATATCAACTAGTATCAACTAAGTATCGTGCCACGATAGACCATGGAGACAATTTTTTGGGCGCGGTTAATAAAGAATATATTCTAGATAGGGTTTTAAAAAATGCCGACATATGACATGATGAATGTTGAAACGGGAGAAATAACAGAGATGTTTATTTCTATTTCTAAAAAGGAAGAGATGGTAGCAAGCGGAGAATGGGAGCAAAAGATTCTTGGTTCGCCCTCTCTTGTTACTCACACCGGTAATATCATTAACAAGACTTCTGGCGATTGGAAAGATCTTTTAAAGAAAATGAAAAACGAAACCGATTCGACCAAAACTAGTGGTCTATCCGATGCTCAGATTAAAAAGCACGGGTTAGCAAAGAATACGATCAACGTATGAGAGGACCAACTGCAAAAGAAAATATGCACATTCGTCTAGACCAAATGGATACCATCGTGCCTATCACACCGCACCAAGAAGAAGCATGGAAAGCATGGAAGGAAGATAAGAACCATCTTGCTTTGACAGGTACAGCAGGAACCGGTAAGACTTTCCTTGCAATGTATCTTGCGTTAGAACAGGTGATGGACAAGAGCACACCATTTGAGACGTTACATATTATTCGTAGTGTGGTGCCCACACGTGAAATTGGATATCTACCGGGAACCATAGAAGAGAAATTGAACGCATACACCGGACCATATCGTGCGGCAACCTATGAGTTGTTTAATGATCCCAAAGCATATGATAAGTTGGTACACAACGATTATATCACATTCGAGTCTACCTCGTTTATTAGGGGCATCACATACGACAACAGCATCATATTGGTTGACGAGATGCAGAACCTAAACTTTCATGAGTTAGACTCTGTGGTTACACGTGTAGGACAAGCAACTAAAATTATGTTCTGTGGTGACTATCACCAATCAGATTTTAAACAAGAGAAGGACAAGTCGGGTATTAATAAGTTCCTCTCAATACTAGACAACATGAAACCGTTCACACATGTGAGATTCAGTTGGGAAGATATCGTGCGATCTGATTTCGTGCGAGATTACATAATGACTAAGGAATGGATGGGAATAGAATGATAAGTATTAATATCGCAACTTTGGAGGGATTAAATGGATAGGGAAGCAGTATTCAAGACACTAAAAATCGACGAGGGAGTCAAGTATGAAGTATATGCAGACCATCTCGGTTACCACACCTTTGGTGTGGGACACTTGGTCACCAACGACGACCCTGAATGGGGTTCACCGTTCGGAACCGAGGTTTCAAAAGAAAGGGTATGGGAATGCTTCGAAGCAGACCTCGACACCTCAATCAGTGAGTGTCATGCTTTATACGGCATGCGGGAGTTTAACGACTTTCCAGATGAGGTCCAACAGATCTTGGTCAACATGATGTTCAACATGGGGCGTACTCGGTTGAGTAAG